ATCAATATTTAAACCTTGTACTTTTTTAATACCATAAGCAACTGTTGCTAATGCAACTCCAACCATAACCATTGCGGGTGCGGTAGCGTACATTGATGCGATATTTACAGGACTAAGTGTAAATGAACGAGCAATAGATAATAATAACCATTCCATATTACTCATCATTCTTCCTGCACCAAAACCAAGGAATCCTTCAGTTTCATGACCAGAATCTCCGAGCATTTTACTCATATCTGTGTCATTAAATAGTTTAGCCATAGCCGCAGCGCCCACTGAAACAAGTAATAATGCTATACCAGCAACAATCATTGCGGCGGCACCAGCAAGAATAAATCCTGAAGCGGCGCCAGCAAGTCCCATAACAAGACCTACTCCAGTAACTAATGCACCGATCTGACCGATTGTTATCCATCCAGCTTCATCCGGTGTAATAGATTCAGCAAATATTGCAACAGCAACTCCTAGTAAAATAATTGGAATTGCAGCAACAATCATAACTAAACTTCCTAAAAATATTTCTTTAGCAAATTTACCAGCCAAGTACATAACCAATGCTACTCCGACAACCATTCCCATTACCATTAGTAAGGTTATAGCAGGATCGTCCATTGCTTGCATCATTGTATCAACTAATAAAAATGCTACGCCTAATAGAACGATAGCTCCCGCAGCAAACATTAAACCAATTGAAACTTGTTTCATTGATTTTTCAATGTTCATCTTATCTAATAACCAAAATACGCCACCTAATGCTAATAATGTTAAAACAATATATGGTAATGCAGATATTCCGGCTGGATATAAAACGGTTGCAAGTACTAATGCAACTCCTAAAAGTAGAATGGCCTTTGCCACATCACCCATTGCAATTAATGCTTGTTGTGTTTTTGGATCCGACAATGGAGCGGATGCCATTTGTAAAACTTTAGTGATAATAAATAATGATAATCCAAATAATGGAGCGGCTAGCGCACCAACTACTAAAAGTGGTGTTGCTAAGAATAGGTAACCAGCAAATTTAAGAATTGCTGGACCTATTTTTGATAGAGCATCTATTGTTAATACTAAGGCTTCTGCTTTATCTTTAAATTCTTTAGAAGTGCTTTTCATTGATTCGATAGCCTCAACGATTGCTGCTAATCCTTTACCGATTCCTTCTAAACCTTTTCCGCCAACGATTTTTAATGCAATTGCATTTCCAATTCCTAGACCTCCGCCGCCTCCTCCGCCGCCTCCTTTTGCAGAAGCAGCAGTGTTAACTGCAATTTGCTTTAACAGTTTTACCATCTCCTCAACTTTACCAAAAAGAGCACCGCCCGGGGAAACAGCTATTGATGTTACCTGGGCAGATGCTACTAATTGTTGTTGATTTTCTATCGAAAGCCTTTCAAAGGCACTTTTAAAAATGTTCAAAACAGAATCAAAACTATTTTTTACTATATATCCTTGTTAAAACTTAGGTGTCTTGAAGCTAGGGGTTTTAAATGATGGCGTCTTCATATTAGGCATTTTTGATTTTGCTATTTTAGAAGGATCTCCATATTTACCATAAGCCTCTTCTTCTTGACCTTTCTGACCGTCATTTTGTTTCTTAATAAAGTCAGCCAAATCTTTAACAATATACCAAAATTCATAATACTCTAACTTATCGATCTCCGATGGTTGAGTATGTAAATGGTACATAAGATAGAATTTCGTCTTAAAGAAGTTCTGAAGCGATATCTTGAACAACGAAAAGAGATTTGATCCCATCACGAAAGCCAATGGGTACGAGGACCTCCTCATCCCCGTGTGGTACCAACATTTCTGGACGTACCCCAATTTTCATTTTTTCAGCTAAACGATATATTAATGAATATTTAGTTGTATTCCAACTATGAAATTCAACTTCGCCTTTAAAGATTTTTTCATCATTAAATCCTCTCCAATCTAATGTAATATATGGAAGGATTTGTAGATATGATTGATCCCATGGTTTCTTTTCAACTTGACGAACTTTAATATAGTTAGTCACAGATTCCATAACACCAATTGATGGTGGTTTCATGTAAATAGTTCCAAAGCTTCTAGTTTGAATTGCAAAAGCTCTTTTTTCATCATCATAATACTTTTCAATTTCTTCAGGAACTCTAGAAAGTTGAAAATAACGAGCGTTAATTTCAGCTTCAAATTCTTCTCCATCTTTTGCTGAAGCTTTAACAGTTAATTTAGTTTCTGGATCTGGAAAAGTTAAATCACGGATTGATAATAAGATATAAATACGATCTTCTTCTAGAATATCTTTATATGATAACACTTTCGTGCCTGAAGTGAACCTAGTGCAATTCTTTACAATGTGGTTTAATTTATCTTCAATATCTAAAAGATTACTCTCATCGATGGTTGAAAAATGTCTAACTTCAGCAACTTGTGCAGATCTAATAGCCATTTTAGCATCACTTGGATAAAATCTACCGCCTGAAGGCAATGCAGATATATCAACTGAATGAAACCCTAAATGTAAATCTGGATCTTGTGCCTTTTGATTTGCATAGCGGTCCATGTCTACTCTTCCCAAGTCGATTCTCTCTTCCTTGTTAGATTCTTTCTCTTCTACCATTTTACGATATTGTTCTTCCATGTTGAACTCTTCGTTTTCTTGATTCTTTTTTGTGCTCATAAATTACTTTGATTTTAAATGTTTTACGCGATCTTTGTCCCATGTTTTTATTTCAGTTGGTCGACGATCAATTTCTTTTCTTATTAATTCTCTAATAAAAGCAGAAACGGACATAGGTCGTTGACCATTTTCAATGGCATCATTTAAGATGATGACATTTAAGTCTTGAACTTCTTCATCCGTGAGAAGGACTTGAAGTTTTCTGGTTAATTTAGTTGACATAGTATTTTAATAACATATTATATATTCGTTGCAAAAAGAAGGGATGACTCTCGCCATCCCTCTTATTAAAAAATTAAGCTAATACTTCTTTGAAAGCATCACATCTCCAAGTAACTTCTAACTGAGCTGGGTCAGTTGTTTCATAGTTTAACTCATTTGTAAATGGTAAACCTGATTTAATGAAGCAATCTTCTAATGTAATTGTTCTGTAAATATCTCCAGCTCTATTGAACTGAACGATAATAATTGTTCCAGTGTAGTCTTTCTTAAGACCCATTAAACCAGTTTGAGGATCGTATTGTAAATTATACCATTCTCTCATGGTTTTGTAAAGGTAAGCTTGATTTGAATCATTTAAGTTCAAAGAGAAGTTGATATTAACATCTAATGATGTGTTATCTGGCATACCAGCATAAGAACGTGTAGCGAACTTATACTTTTGTGTAACTTCAGAAACTTCTTTATATAGATCCAAACCGCCAATACTGTTTACGTGTTGTAAAAGCAGTGGAGCACCTTTTACACCAGCTGGAGGAATAACTGTCACCTCAAAGAGGTTCGACTGTACCGGTTCCCATTGTGAACCTTTTCTACTAGTCTGGTCTTGTGAATAATGTGGTAGTGCCATTGTCGTTTATTTATTTTTTTATATATCTATTTTTTAGCTGAAGTTTCCAGTTTGAATTTCGCCAGTATTTAATACTGTAGTTCTGTGAACAACGATTTCAAGACCTTTAACTGGTTCAACAAAAGTATCTAAGATACCGATGTTGTTGTCAATAACTTCATTTGTATTATTTGTTTGGTCAATAATGTTTTTGAAGTCATATACACCTTGATCAGCTTTAACTGATTCCATAAATGCATCAGCTAAAGTTTTGATTTCAAGTCTAGTTTGAGCTGTATTGAATTCAAATACGTATCCTTTTAGAATGTTAGCTAAACCTTCTTGGATATAAATCAATACTTCTCTTACGTGAGCAGAAGAAAGCGCTGATTTAATTGACTGTTGTGCAGTTTTATTACCAAGAATTGTTAAACCTACACCTCTTTGGAATACGATTGGGTTAATACCAAATGGTTCTAATACGTCTCTATCAGTTTTATCGAATGCATATTCAACTCCAACAACTCCAGTTCCAGATACAACTCCTCTTCTTGGACCAGCAATAATTGACCAAGGTAATGCAGTTGAATATTTATCAATGTAGTTATTAGATACGTATGCTGCGGGTGGGATAACAATATCTTTACCATTTTCTCTAACTGTTAAACCTGGACCATAATAAAATCCGTAGTTTGCACCATCAGCGATTGAAGGTAAAGTATAGAATGCAGTTGGATTTTTATCCAAGTTTCCACCATCTTTTAAGTATTCTACGCTAAATGCTCCATCAGCATCTGTGAAAGATGGATTAGTTGATTTTTTGAAATCAGCTACAGTTGGTGCATTTAAGATTGCAGAAGCATTTTGTCTCTCGTGAGCAAGATAAGCTAATTCTTTCTTGTTTTGAATACCATCAACAGTATCAAATGAACCGAAAGTATCAACAATATATCTGTAAAGAATTAAATCTTTGTCAGCTAACGCATTGAATAAGTTAGTTCCTACGATTGCGTTTAAAGAATCGGTTATTGTTTTATCACCAATAGTTGCTTTAGCAATAACGAATGGTTTGTATACTGAAGTAGCTTCTTCGAAAGAAACTAGGTAGCTACCACCCCAAGTGTTTGGTACGTTATTATCAGTTGTTACAGTTACTGTTGTGGTTGTATTACCACCAGAAGTAACTACAGATTTTGTAACTGATTTAATTTTAGCCAATCTACCAGAAGTAGCAGAAGGAACATAGTGTCCTTTCTTAAGAGTTACAGTTGAAATTGCAGCACTATAAGTAAAAGTAAAAATACCACCGCCTAAGTTTGCATATGTTGCGGTAACTGTACCGTTTCCGGCTAAGTTTGATTCAGATCCAGTATAAGGAATTACTCTATCAGTTGTGATAGCATATTTCTTAAAGCTAGTTGCGTTATTTAATGAAGTTTTAATTGCACCATCGCAAGTTACTGTTGTAGTACCACTTGCAAAAACAACGCTTAATACTTCAACATATTCACCGCTAGTAGCTGCTTCAATAAATGAACCAACTGCAAGAGATGAAGTTAAATCTTGTGCAACAGTCATAGTTGAACCACTAACAGTTAAAACGTTAGGATTTGTTAAAGTTACAGTTGTTCCAGCAGTTGGATTTAATTCTTGGTCAACGATATAAGAAAGTAACTGATAGTTTTGATCTTTATCAAATGTATGACCAATTAAATCTACTTTAGTACCAGTATCGCTAGTAACTGCATCTTCATCAACTGCACAGAATAAACCAGTTCTTCTAGCTTCTGAGTTAATGATTGTTTCAATGTATAAGTTTCTACCTTCAAGATCTTTGAAGTTAGGGATTAATGAACCAGTGTAGTTGGCAATTAATGAAACTTGTCTTAGGTTAGAGAAAGCGTCTAATTGACCTTTCAATAAACCTTTTGCGTTAAAATAATTTGCGTAGATTGGATCATTTGCAAGAGTAGCAGGATTGAATTCGCCTTTAAATACGAATACATCAATCATGAAATCTGATAAGTAATCTTTTTCATTTAAGAATTCAGGTACATTACCTTCACCATACCATTCTCTAGCAGTAATATCGAATGTAGATACATCCTGTGCTTTTCTTACGATAATAGTAATTGGCTCTTGTTTGATGTTAATAAAGTTAATAATTCTGTCATCGTTTTGACCGATTGTAGAAATAGTAGCTTCATCACTAGGGAACCAGAATTTATCAGTGTTAAAAAACTTAGTATATTCATCGCTACCTGAAAGTGATAATGCAGTATGATCGCTACCAGTAGTAACTGGAGCAACATAGCTGATTTCATCGCTAGCTTCGAATGTTGATAAGTTTAAGGCTAAGATTGGGCCTCTAGTAAGAGCAGCAAGTGCTGATCTGTGGAAGAACATACCCTTCTTCTCTAGGTTTCTGTCGATACCGCCGAAGACCGCATTGAAATCTTCTACTGTCTCAACAAACACTGGAGTATTGTATGGACCTTTTTTAGAGTGACCAACTACCAATCTGATAGTCTCTGTAGCAAAGTTCGTAGTTTGTGATTTATCGAATTCTAGACGATAAACACCCGAACTCTTGAATTGCAATAATTGAGGACTTAGTGCCATGTTTATTTTGATCTTTTTTTCTTTATTCTATATATCTATTTCTATTTCTAATTTTAACCGTCAAGTAAGTCATAGATGTCGTATTGTAAATCTCCTTGTGATTGACTATCTTTGTATAGAACTTCTTCCATATAATCGTGAAGGTTTTCGTCAATAACATCTAGCATCTCTTCGATATAATCAGCATAGTCAGTAGTACCAAAGAACTCTGTTGCAATAATTGAAGACATAATTAAATCATCATGTCCCATTTGTGCAGAATAATTACCACTTTTGTTAGTACCAAATAAGGATGCTTCATTAACGGTAGTTATTTCATTAATATTTATCCTATTTGATTCGATCAACTTTTTAAAGTTTTGACAAAAAATAGCTTTATTATCTGCTCGCAACCTAATTCCAGGTTTTAGTCCTCTAGAATCATGTCTGTGTTTAAATCTTAAAATCATATCTTCATCAAAGTCATTTCTCTGAGGAAACACTGTTTGTAGATATTTTAATAAGACAGTTCCATACGTATTAAATTCGATTAGCATTTTAACGTTTTCTCCATTAAAAACATCAACTGCTAAAGTATATAATATTTTTGAAAAATCTTCAATTGGATGTTCATTACTTTTAAATAGAGCCACTTGGTTCAGTTTAAAGAAATCATACATTGCACCTGGATTCGTGGCAACCTCGATCTCCTTTCTACTCATTGGTGTTACTTCAAATACGTTAATAACAGAATAGTCTCCACCAGATCCTTCTGCAATATCGACTGAAAATAGCCAATATTTGCTCTCATCTTTACAGGATTCAAGATCGAATCCTGGCTTGAATCCTAAGAATCCTTTTACATCAATATGAATATTATCAAAATCTTCGATATCTTGATAAACAAACTTCTTAGCATTTTTTCTTAATGTACCTAAAGATCCTGGTGATAGTAGGAGTGAAGATGAACTAATAAACTCATTACCATATTGTCTATTAAAAGCTTCCTCAGAACCTAAGTTCTTTAACTCTCGTTGATACCATGCTTCATCTCTTTCTGGATGCTGCCACCAGTCAATTCTTATTGGGGTATATGCATTCTTTCCGTCAACCGCAGCTGCCCAAATTTCATAGAATTTATTAAATCCGTTTGGTGTAGAAGTAATATTGATTCTTGAGATTTTTGAAGATGATAACGTTGGATAAACGTTTTCATAGAATACGTCTACGATATTTGGATGGATGTGAGCAAACTCATCTAAATATAAGTTATGAATAGTAAAACCAATACCTGCTTTTGCAGTTGTTGATTGACCTACTAAACGACAACCATTATCACAACGAACGTTCATAACATCGTATTTAATAATACCTGGTTTCATAAAGAATGGCAAATGTTCAATTACAACTTTTGCTTTATC